GATCGGGTAGGGATAGGTGGCGGCGCAAGGCGCTTTTCAATAGGTGCTTGCCCGGTTATCCGTTGCCACAATGTAGCCATACAACAACATTAGGCAATTTGCGTGTATTGAACACCGCTATTTTTTTGGGCGTGTCGAAAATCGGTGCACCCGGCTATCAAGGGGGGTGATAGCCGGGCCACCGTTCTAACTCATCGTGTGCACAATGGGTTGCGCCTAGTATACTCCAACACCGCCATCTTCGGCGGTAGCCGCCACATAAAGTGCAAACACCGTGGCAAGCAAGGCATCGATGTCGCCAAGGCTTTCTTTGCGAGAGATTTGCCAACTCTCACCGAAGTAACGGGTCATGCCTAACGGGTTCTGCAACGCAAGCAACGGGTCATTCTTATGGGTCACTCGCTCGTTTGCGAACATTGAATACACCGTCGCGCACGCCGTGTTTATTTCTTTCGACCACAATGACCAAACCGGTAAGCCCGCATTCTTTAGGCGGCGGCTAAGTGAGTGAAGAAAACGATCATCGAGCGCAATACCAATAATTCGGTTGTTGCGGTAAAGGTCAAGTATGAGATTGGCAACTTGTTCTTCGGTCGGTTCGGTAAGCGATGCAACAAGCTCGGTTTGGTAGCGTTCGCCAACCCGTTTCGCCGCCGATATGGTTGCGTGCCCGAAGTTCTTAGTCAAATCGACACCAAGAACCGCACCATCAATGTTTTCAATACCATCACCAATGGCACGGGCGAAGAAATCACCCGGTAGCCAAGATGCTTGCACGCCGGCAATAAATTGGTTTAGGCGGTAACGGCGGGCTTCATGCTCGGGGATGGTTTTCATGTCGGTGATTACGCTATCGAGCGGCACTCGACCGCAAGCAACCGCCGGGTTGGCGGCTTTGATTGCATTGTGATCGAATAGGTCACAATTTTCGGGTGCACTCCATTCGAAGAACCCGAACCGTTCAAGATCGGGGTCGCCAAGTATTGCTTTGCCGCCCGTGTTGTAAAGCTCGAGCAAGGTTTCACTATTGGCATCGCCCGCCGTGGTAATTCCAACAATCAAGCCATCTTTGCGCGTCGATGCGCCAAGTGTTAGCGCAGAATACAAACCACGGGGAATGATGTGCAATTCATCGACCACGCCAAGTGAAACGGTGATACCTTGAACCGCCTTATCTCGGGCGGCTTTCACATGGTATGTGCCCGACCCATCGGCTAGGTGAATACCACGGTGTTCGGTGGCTTTCTTGAACCGTTTAGCCAACCACGGGTTAGCCCGAATGCTATACAACACTCTTTCGTAAATAATGCGAGCTTGATCGCTCGAAGATGCCAAACCAATGACCGTTGGCCCCGGTTCATGCATTAGCAAACCGTAAACGGCAAGTAATTGCGCCAAGGTCGATTTGCCGTTCTGCCTTCCAAGGCTCACACAAATTTGACGGTAACGCAACCGCCCGGCACGGGCTTCATCGGGGTAATCATCCGGATAGCGTTCCAACATGGCCCGCAATAACCACTTTTGCCATTCATCTAATTCGATAGGCGTATCCGGTTGCTCTTTGGTGTAAACAAACCGTTCGGCTACATCAATCAATAAATCGCCATCCGTTACAAAATTTTCGCTAAGTGGCGGTGTGTATCGGGCGGGTAGTTGTATCACCATTTCACACCATCCAATAAAATTTGCAACGCAAGTTTGGCTTGCTGCGGCACTACACCATTGCCGCACGCCTTTAGTTCATCGTTTCGCGATAAGCCGACACCCGTAACCCATCCTTCGGGTAAACCCATCATCCACTGAACAAATTCGGAATTTAGCCGGTGAGAGCCGTCTTTACCATCGGGTTTCGTTGGTGATGGTGCAGGGCGACCAAGCACTTGTTCCCATCGAGCAATGGCGGTTGCATACTTGCCAAAAGTTTCCACTAATTGCGGGGCTTCATTACTCAACATTTTTTGATTGCTTACTTTTGCTCGATCATCCGGGTGCATTACGCCGCCTTTAGTGCCTTCGCTTGCTTGCGGTGTTGGCAACAATTTCAAGGCTTCAATCGACAAGCTCGCACCATGACCGTTGCCATTGATTTTGCGTTCTTTCAACCCTTCTACCCAAGTATCCCAATCTTCAACCGTGCGATTAGCACCCATATCGTAAACGGCGGGTGTCGGCAATAAAGCACGCTCATCGCCTTCCGCCAAGCCTTTAGCAATTGTGCCTAGTTGCGGCAAACCGCGACGCCATCCGGCTTCATACCCTTCGGCGGCAAAATCTCGAGCTTTAGGGGTTGGCATTAGATCCTGACGGTTTACTATCTGCGCCAATGTAGTCGAGCGAGTGCCGCCAACATTTTGTTGGCTAGATTTCATGCTATCCGTGAAAGTATCGCTAACCGTTGGTGTTGGCAAATTGTGAATGACTTGTTCACGCAAATTGCCACTAGCCGCCCGGTTCTTTCGCGAACCCGCCGTCATCATACGGTGATAGGCTTCACCAACCCGTGGCGGCAAATCATCCATCGTGTTCGGTGTCGCTAGGGTAGGCAACGATGAAAACCCTAAACCGGGCGTGCGGTGCACCGGCATCACTTGCGAGAACGCTACACCATTTAGCGTTATACCGCTCAAGGGCCAGGTCGCTAAGAACGGCACCGAGTGCCCGCATAGGAGGTTGATTTGATCCGTCACCCAAGCACCATTCGCACGGTTCAAGGTCGCAATCTGCTTCGGCGGATAGTATTCCACGGACATTTTCAATAACCACCAATCTAGGTTTCAAAATTTGAATTGCTTTATAAAATTCACTCCATAAGCCGGATCGAGTGCCATCCTTCATGCCCGCCCGCTTACCCGCCGTGCTCAAATCTTGGCAAGGGAAGCCACCGGTTAGAACATCCACCGGCGGCACATTAGCCCAATCGACTTTAGACACGTCGCGAAAATTAGGCACACCCGGGAAGTGTTTTTCGAGTATTTTGCTCGGCGCATCCATCCACTCACAATGCCAAACCACTTCACCGCCCGTAAGCTCGGCAACGGCTAAATCTAGCCCGCCATAACCACTAAACAATGAACCGATCTTAATCATCGCTTCAACATCTCGGCTAACGGGTCAAAATCGGGCGCATTTGTTTCAAGGCTTTGTTGCAACGATGTGATTGTTTTCAAAAGTGCGGTCGCACCGGCGGCACTTGGCTTTTCATCGTATTGTTCGGCTTGCGAATAGGCAAGGTTAGCCAACACCGCTTGGTGTCGCGTAAGCTCGGCATCGTTTAGCCATGTGCGGATGGTTTCAAGCATCATTTCGGGGCCTTCCGGGTCAAAATGTTTTTCGAGTGCGTTATAACGAAGCGGCACTTGCGTGGGGGTGTGGTGACTATTAGAAAAAACGCCCTTATGCGGGGCATGGCGGCTAGGTGCCAACGGTGGCGGGCTAGTTTGGCGGCGCGACGGGCTTCGGTGCGCCAATCGTGTTGGTATCGATGCCTAGCCATCAAGCCACCTTGGGTTTATCCAATTGGTTCTTGTTGGTTTGCGGTCACTCTTGCGCCCGTTGCATTCGCGACACATGGCTTGCAAGTTTTCAAGTGCGTGGTTTGGTTTGCCGTCTGCGCCCGCCGGGTGTATGTGGTCAATGGTGAAGTCGCTGCCTTCGAGATACTTGCCGCACGTTACGCAAATGGGTTCTAATACCTTGCGTGCCCTTGCTCGAGCTTTCTGCCAATCGCTTGAGTTATGCCACTCTGCCATTACCATTCACCTTCATCTTCGTAGCGTTCGCGAATGCTTTCGTTTGCCATCATTAGGGCGATGCTTAGGGCTATGCCGGCGATTGATAGCACGGCGATGGTTATGCCCGCAATGATCCATGCATCCATTATTGTTCGCCTTTCTCGATGCGTTTGAGTAGCCTTAGCCGTTCTTTGGTGTCTAGGTTGGTTGCTTGCAAGATTAGCCCGACAATGCGTTTGCGTTCTTCTTTTGCGCCTTTTGCTAGCCCGCTGAAGTATGCGAATTCTTTATCTTCGGTTTGCATGGTTGCTTGTTCTTCGGGGTTCATCGAGCGCTTACCCATTCGGCTATGCGGTTTAGCACTTTGAGTGTGCCGGGTTGTTTGATGGTTTCAAGCTCGCACACTAGGTATTCAAGGATGGCTTGGCGTTCTTTTATGGCCCCAATGCGTTCGCTTGATTGCACTAGGTTGGCGAATTTGGCAACTAGGTCATCGTGGATGGGTGTGCCGGGCACGGGTGTGTGTAGTGCTTTTTCGGTGTCGCCAATCATGTTAGTTGCCTTTCTTGGTTTGCCATACATGGGCTTTGCGGTTTGCTCGAGTGTATTCGTGTCCAACTATTTCGACTAGCCCGAGTGCGGCTAATTCGGCGCGACGTGATCGAATGCCGCTTTCGCTTGCCCATGGTTGTAGCGGGTCAATGCGTGCCAAATCTTTGTAGGTATTGACTAGTTGTTCATCGGTCATTGGTGCGCCGAGTATGCCCAAAATGTAGGTTTGGGTAAGGGTGATGTTGCGCACGCTTGCGGCGGCTTCGTGTGATGTGTGCGGGTCAGTTGCTCGAGCTTGGGCGTTCATTTCGATCCTTTAGGTTTTGTTTTGGTGGGTTTGCTTGCATGGTTGGGCGGTTGCGTAGTTTCAAGGCGCGACGTGCGCCGGCTTTTGCTTTGTGAGTGGGCCATAGTGGTGGCATTATTTTTTGCCTTTCTCGAAGTAGTTTTTGGCTTCGGCTTCGAACATTACGGCACGGGCGAATGCTAGGTCATCCGTGTCTAGGGTTGTTGCTAGGTGAATGAGTGCGCGACGGTATGCGGCGAATGCTTTTAGTGTTGGGTTTTCTAGTAGAGCTTCGCCTATGCGCCGGCATTCTTGAATTGCGCCAATGATGGCTTTGTCGCTTTTGGTCATTTGATTACATCCTTGAGCGAGATGATCGCGAAGGTTAGCCATGCTAGCCCGAGCGTGATTGCGTAGTTTGGTGCCCATTCGTAGGTGGCTAGTAACCCGGTGATGGCTAGCCCAATGGTGATTAGCGTGGTTACGGCTTTTAGCATTAGAACACCACTTCGTTGCATGGGCAATTTGCTTGGTGCGGTGCTTTTGATACGGTTAGCGCCGCTAGCGCTTTGCTAAGTGGTTGAATTTTGATTTTCATTTCGATCCTTTGTTAGCGAATTACTACGGTGTTGGTGATGATTTCTTCGAAGTAAACATCGGCTTCGACTTCTGCCCAAGTTAGTGAACCGCCGGTTCTTTCAATGTGGTCATTAAATGCTTGGTGAAGTAGCAATTTGGCGGTTGAAGAACGCTCGCCGTATGCGGTGAATTCGTAGTTACTTGTTTCGAGCTTTGCGGCAATGATTTTGTTCATGGTTTCGATCCTTTGTTTAGGTGGCTTTTTGTGCCACATCTAGATGGTAGCACATTACGGCGCAAGTTTGCTCATTTTTTCATGTGTTACTAAACCGTTATCAATGATGTTTTTGCCAATGTAAACACCCGGTGCGCCATGCGTGTAAGCCTTTTGCAAGTCGAGCGATACAACTTGCGCATCATCGAGATAGTAAACACCGGTGAGTGCATCGAGCACCGCACGGGCTAACTTGTCCAAGTCTGGCTTGGTGGTTGGATAGCGGCGCACCATTTTCTTCGGTGCGGGTAGTAGAAACAACAACGATAGTTTGATTGCTTGGTTGCTTACTTCCGGGTTGGTGAGCTTGGCAACATGGGCGATAGTTTCACGCCATTGCTTCAAGCCTTTTGAAGTTTCAACCAACACAATGCGCCCGCCACGGTTGTAGGCGTTCTTCGATCCTTGCGTTTTTGGTAAACCTTCGACCCAAATCATTAGAACGGGGCCAAGCCGTTACCGTATTTGCGGCGGTCATCTTCATCAATCTCGAAAGTGATTGCTTTGGGTTGCCCTTTGTGTTGAACAATACGAACGTTGTTTAGATTGTGATCGATGATTTGTTTGGTCACGCCATCCTTGTTTGTCCATTCTGCAACCTTGGTGGATAGGTCGCCTTCGACTTCAAGCCAATCATCTTTAGCCATTTCGTCGCGCATGAAACTTGATGGCATCCATAGCGCCCATTTGCGAACCCAATTTTCGCCCGATTGCGATAGGTAGACTTCGGCGAGCTTGACGATGATTTTGCCCGTGCTTGTTTCTTTGATTTCATCGACTTCGCCGGCAACGATAACTTTAGCCATTTGTTTGTTTTCTTTCTCTAGTGGTTATTTGTAGTTAGTAATAAGTTCTTATATAGTTTGTAGGTCATGGGCGACCGCTATTGGTGTTGTTTCTGTCCGCTATTGCGGTCATGTGTGTCCCCTATTGGTGTCGTTTTTGTCCTGTATTGATTGCGTTTAGTTGCTGCGAAACTAACAACTTCGGCGGTTCGTTGGCGGTGTGCAATCGATCCATCGCAACCTTCGGGGCATTGAACAATAACGAAATACCGGTTCGACTTTCGAGCACCATAACCCGCACCGGCATCGTGAATAACATCAAGTTCGAACAACCCGGCAAGCTCGGTGATTGCGCGACGCACCGAACGGGTAGATAACCCGGTCATTTTGGCTAGGGTTTCTTGGTTGGGCCATGCGCCTTGGTCGCCTTCAAAATGGGCAATAGTGACCAACACAAGTTTGGCGCTTACGCTTGCTTGTGAATGGTGTATTGCTGCCGCAACGGCTTCGTAACTCATTGAACCCCTTTGGTGTATGCTTGAGATGCGTCTAGGTGTTCGATCCGCCTAGGCGCTTTTACTTTCTGCAACTTCATCACCAAGCCTTTTGATGGCTTCCAACACTTCGGGTGTTGCTAGGTTCTTGACCGCTTGGGCGTAAACCGCCCGCAAACCGTCTAGGTCGCCACGGAATGAACATTCGTTAGCCTCACGCAACCAATCTTTTGTGACGGGCTTGGCGGGCGCTTGGCGGGCTTGCACTTCATCCTTTGATGCTATTGCGCCACCAAGTTTGGTTTCTGCACCGGTAGCGGCAACAATAGCCCTGCCCCATGCGCTCGTTTCTGCAACCATGACTTCGCTATCTTTGGTGTAAGGGGTTCTTCCGGGGATCGGTTCCCATGCGCTGCCAATGCCCGGGCGCAAGTCATCCGGTGTGCGAAAACAAGCCGCTACATAAAGCACGAATTGTTGGCCCGCAATTTCATGGAATTCTAGGCGCACTTGTTGTAGTGAACCTTCGGGGTATTGAGCTTTGAAATCGCGAATGCGGGTAGATACGTCTACATAATCTTTAGCGAATGCCATTGGTTTCGATCCTTTGTTAGTTTGTTTTACTCTAGTGCAAGCCTAAGACTTTTTATTATCTTTGGTTTGTTCTTCGATGCTATCGCTTGCTTTGCGAAATGCCCGTTGCAAGTCTGTAACCATTATGCGCATTTTTGCTATCATGGTGCGACCAATCTCACCAAACACGATAAGCATACCGCCACCGAACATCACTATTACACCCGTTAGCCAATCGCCGGTGAGTGCACCCATAGCCGCACCTGCGCCAATCGTGACGAAAAACAACGCGACGGCGAACCATGCGAACCAACCAATGAGCTTGGCAATTAGTTTGACCCGGTTCATTTGTTGGCTTTCTTCACCGGTGGTTTCTTTGCCACGGGCTTTGGTGCGGGTGCGGGGTTAGCGGCAATGTGCTTTAGCGGGTCGATCAATTTCGAGTAGTCGCATAGGTGCACGTTTTTGCTCGATGCAATGCTTAGGTGAAGATGTGCGCCCGTTGTGAATGCGCCCGTGTTGCCAACTTTGCCAATAGCATCGCCGGCATGAACATAGTGCCCAATGCTTAGGTTTGGCTTTTCGGCTAGGTGTGCATACAACACGAACAAGCCATCGGCGGTGGATTGAATAACAAACCACCCTAAGCCGTCACTCCATTCGTTGTTTTTGATTGCGCCGTTGGTGATTGCGGGGATAACTTTGCCCGCACCGGGTGCCCAATCTTGCCCGCGATGTGGTCGCCCTTTGCGGTAGGGCGCTAGGTTGCCGAATGTGTCGCCACGCGTCGATGCGGCAAAAGGTTCAATGTATTGCGCCATTATTCTGCCTTTTCGGTTTTTGGTTGCGCCACGGTTGGTGCGGGGAATGGTGCGTATGCCGGCACTACTGCGGGTGCGGTTTCTTTCTTGTCTGCCATGTTGCCTTTCTAAATGTTCTGTGTGATTAGGGCCACCAATACGGTGGTCAAAATTGCCGTGCCAATGGTGGTTAGCCATGCGGTTTGGTAGCGGTGGCGTTCGAGTGCTCGAATGCGAATTTCGTGATCGTTTACGGCATCGAGCTTGTTCTCAATCACAGATAGGCGACCTTCAATTTTTGCCATCATTTCAATGGCGGTTGGTCGGTGCGGTGTGTTAGTCATGTTCGCCGGGTTCTGCCATCATCTTGGCGTATTCGGGGTTTGCGGGGTTTAGTTCGATGGTTTGCTTCGAGCCATCTTCACGCTCAATAACAATAAAATCAATGCCTTCAATTTGAATTTTTTCCATGTTAGATTTCCCCGTTGAATTCGACATAACCGGCGGCGGATGTGGTTCTTAGCCCGTAAGGGCGGTGTGCGGTATCGTTCACGGCGTGTGTGACGTGAACAATGGTTCGGGTTGGCGTAGGGTTGTGCAACGCTAAACCGGTGACGGCGATAGTGCCGCCCGCACCGTCTACTAGTTCCACGTTGGTGTAGGCAACGCTCGATGGTGCAATTCGCATAGGTGGCGAGATAGCCCAAAAGGTGTTGGTGGTGGTTGTTCCCGATCCGTAACCAATAGCAACGAATGCGCCCGATACTAAGCCGTGACGTTGAAAATACCGTTGGCACGCCGCTAGCTCCGCTTCCACGCTTCCACCCATCATTTGGAATGTGCTCGGCACGGGGCCAATCTCAAGTTGCGCACCGGTTACTTCGAACCAATCGTTTGCACCGGCGGTTGCGGTGGTTGGTGTGTATTGGAATTGTGCGGCAAGCTCGGTTGCGGTGCTTGCGACTGTGCCGGTTACTGAGTAGCGCACCCATGATGTGGTGATTGTTCGAGATTGTGATACTACGGTTGCTTGACCGGTGAAACCGCTAATCACATTTTGATCGGTTCCCGTGCCCGAAAGAATTCGCATATTGAATGTGCCCGCATAGTCTGCCCCGCGACGTATCCAAGCGCTAAATGTGACTTGTTGCCCCGCAAATACTTCGGCGTTTGCGGTTTCAATGTTCTGCAATACGTTCATGGTTGCAAGTGATGTGTTGCCGGCGGTGCGGGTTATGCGTAGTGCATAGCGGGTGTTTGCCGTGCCGGTGACTTGCGACCCGGTTAGCCCGGCGGCGTATCCCGTGCGGAATGCTTGCCATCGATCGGCGGTGAAACCGTTGGCGGCGGATGTGCCACCGGTCAAGCCGCTAGTTCCACGCTGCCAAATCTCGAATGATCCATTGATTAGCCCGTTGCGGGGTTGGTCATAGGTTAGTTGTGCAAAATCTGCACCAACACTTGCGAGTGCAAGCGTGCCGGTTGTTATCGATGCTCTAGGCATTTAGCGCCCTTTCCATAGGTCAAATGTAGCAAGCCAACTAGTTGGCGTGATGTTGTGTTCAATGCGTGTTATGAAGTATTGTTCGGCGATGTAGATGTTGGCGTTGTTTGCCGACACGCTTGCCACATCCATTGGTTCGCGAAGTAAGTATTCGTTTACTTGTCCCGAGCGGTAAAGCATTGGTGCGCTTATTTGTTCAACCCGGCGTTCGGGTAGCGCTAGGGTTATTTGGTTTGCCCATGTATCCGCGTCGGCATCGTTGAAATGCCAAGTAGTTACTTCAAGCCCTAGGTCGCCAAGCAAGGCAATGGCTTCATCGTTTTTGCGAGTGTTTGGGCCATAGCCCAAGCTCGTTGAATAGGTGAGTGATGTGACTACTTCGGCGGTGTTGAAACCAACGGTCAAATCGTAGAAACTTGCACGCTTAGTGTTTGCGCTTGCGGTGGCTTCAAAATCTACATTGGTAGTGCGTGTATTGATGTCGCCAATTTCGTTGGCGGTCATGTAGTAGTAAGGCACTAGCGGATTGGCGGCGGTTATTGGGCGGTAGATAAGGGCGGCAAGGTTTGCGTCTAGGATTTGGTTCACTACGTCACCGAATGCAACGGGGTCGATGCTATCCATGCCATCGAGTAGATACCCATTTTCGGTTACGTCATAGGTGATTTCGTTGCCGGGGTATTGGTTATTCATTTCGGCAATGTATTGCCACGCATAGGCGCTAACCGGGTCGACCGTCATGCCTTCGGCGGCGGTGAAGTTTAGGTAGTCGCGCAAGTCGGTGATGCATGAAAGCACGCAAGTGTTTACAAAATTTTCGTTATAGCTCGCACTTGCCGTGTCTATCTTGCCTTGAAATAGTGTTACCCATGTTGTTGGTGCGGTGTCCGGGTTTGGGCGCACTCGAATGCGAATAGGTGTGCCGGCACGCACTTGGGCATTATTGAATGGGTCGAATTGTGCATCTTGAAAAACAACCACGGCGGTTGCGGGATCGGGTCGCAATAAGGCTTGCTCGAGTGTTACACCGTTATTAATGCTTATGTTTGCGATTGAGCCGGTGATAACTTGCCAATCTTCAACATCCGTGCCATCACTCCACTTGTCGCCGTTATCCCATCGAGTGATGCCCCAAATGAATACGTCACTTGCATAGGTGTAAATTGCGACTTCAACATCGTTGGCAAGCGTGAAAACATCGTTAGCCATTGAATAACAACTTTCTGCCCGTTTTACGTTCGTACGCCTTGATTGCCGCGACGATTTCTTCGGCGGTCATGTTGGCTTTATTAATGTTTATGGTGTAACCCATGGCGGCGGTCGATGCGCCGGTTTTCATACCGTATTTGCCTAGCCCCGCCGTTAGGGTGTTGAATTCGCCAAGTTTGCCCGAGCTTAGTAACCCTTGGGCGACTAGTGCACCTTGCATTGGCCCGAGTGCGGCAATTCGATCACGGGTTTCGGTGGTTGCGCCACCGGCTTCGAGCCGCTTCATCAAACCGGGTAGTTTCTTGGCGTATTCGTAAACTTTCTTCATCTCACGAATAAGGCGTTCGGCGCTAAAGCGGTTGCCACTTTCATTGAACCCGAATGCCAAATCTACGCTTTCACGGAATTGCTTGCCCCAATCTTTGACCGTCTGCATAAGGTCGGCTAAGCGCTCTTTTTCTTTCTCGGCATAATCGTCTGCGCTATCGTCTGCTTCAACCCATGCAAGGTTTAGCGCCTTCATTTCGGTCATGCGTGCATTGATCGAGCGGTTTACCTTTAGGGTGTTGCTAATAATCTTGTTGCTGCCAACTTCATATTGAAAACCAATATCGGCTATCCAACCGAAGAACCCGGCGAGTGCGTTCACAATTTGACCAATACCGGTTGCAAAAATGGTGACGGTTTTCACAAGGTTGTCGAGAAATTTCTCACCTTCGGGGCTTGTTATCCATTCGGCAAATTGCTCTAGCAATGGCAAGAATGCCGCACCCATCTTTTCGGCTAGGTCACCGAAGATAACTTCGATGCGTTTCCATGGCGATGCGTCTGCCATCACTTCAGCGGTGCCACCGAACACTTGCCCAAGATACTTGACCGGGTTGGCTACTTTCTTTAGCCCGGGAATGAGCTTGGTCAATGCGGTGTTGTTACCGCCTAGGGCTTTAGACATGGCGCTTGCCACGGTGTCCAAATCTTTACCGTAGTAAGCGGCAACATCGGTGGCAACGCTTAGGGCTTCAAATGCGGCTTGGTTATCTTTGACCGGCACCAATAGTTTGGCGTATGCGTTTCTAAGATCATCATCGGCGATGCCCGTCGCGAATTGCATCTTTTGAATGTTTTCATCCATCGCCTTGATTTGTGCTTCGTTAGCGCCCGTTAGGCGGTTCATGGCTAGGGTTAGGCGAGCAAGGCTTAGGTTATCTTGATCGGCGGCTTTGCTAAAGGATGTGAATGCGGTGATGGCGGCGGCGATGCCAATGCCCTTGAACAAGCCACGCATACCTTTATTCGTGTTTTTCAACTTGGTGCGAAGGCTTGCAAGGCGCTTTTCGGTAGCCTTGAGCTTCTTGGCTAGTTCGCGATCATCACCAACTAGGTTTACTCTTACATAAGTTGAATTAGCCATTTAGCAAATCTTCCAAATCGTTAGTCGAGCCCGTTTCACCCTTCACCTTCAAGAATGCTTGAAATTCGGCAACCGTTAGTTTGCGGTATTCGCTTGGCGGCATTTTGAACATAATACAAAATTGGGCCATTCTTTCGGCTTGCCTTTCTCGCACTATCCTTTTGGGTTAGATGCATCGCCTTCCATAAGGTTTAGTGCATCGTTTAGAGTGAGCTTGGCGGTTTCGGCATAGGTATATGCCGGGTTAGTGCGTTTGGTAATCACGAAAATGACCGCCCTAAAAAACTTGCCTTTTGGCACTTTGCCGCTAATGATTTCGTCAAATGTGAAACCGGTCAAATCTTCAATTTGTTCGATTTCTTCAAGGTTTAGGCTTTCGTAATCTAGGTTCATCTCGATCCCTTTCGTGCTTTCGCGGTTTCTTGTTCGATCAATTTATTCATGTTGCGGCGATAGGTGTCTATCACTTGTTGCTTAGTGTATCCCAAGGCTCGGCTCAAGAACGTGTTCGGCTTGATGTTGCGAGCGATGTAACCCTTCGGGCTTGCAATGGCTCTGGCGCTCTTTGTATCCCTAAACCAACCCCAATGCACGGGCAAACCGTAAAGGGCGTTTGGGCCACCCGCAACCACTCTCGAACCGTGCTTTGTGCGCGACGGTTTAATTGTGGCGGCAAGGTTGCCGGTGCGTCTAGGCACTAAGCCTTTGGCTTCCGCCGCAACTATTCGTGCACTTTCAACACCGGCAGCCGAGATTGCCCGGGTTGGCGTTCCAATCTCTTGTAACGCCTTGATGGTTTCATCCAAGCCAATGACTTTGATGCCGCCATCCGCCATTTTGTTAGCTCGTTTTCTTGGTCAAACCGTAATAGATTGGCGGGGTTGCGCTTGGGGTGTGAACCGAAGCATCTACGGTTAGGGTCACTTCAAACTTTGCAACGTCACCGGCGGTTAGCGAAATTGGTGGTAGGTCATCGAAGATAACCGAACCGGTCCAATGTGGTTGCGTGCTCGATGCCGATGCGTTACCCGATGGGGCTAGGGTAAATGCAACTTGGGTGTTGAAGTTTGCAAACAAGATTTGGTAAAGCGATGTACTTGTTTGCGAGTAAAGCCCGGCTAGGCGAAGTTTCCATTGACCACCGACGCGCACTTCATCGAAGGTGCGGATGTCGCCAGGTCCATCTTCTAGGGTAAGCTCGATGCTTTCGCAATCGGGTGCATACTCGGTTGCATTGATCAAAAACTTGATGTTCTGCGCTTTTAGGCGTTGTGAAGTTGCCATTTTTATCCTTATAAGGTCATGAGTATGTTCACCGACACATTGGCGGCTAAATACTCGGTGTTGTTTGCGGTGAGTGTGTAAGGTTGTCCAACGCCGGTTAGGGCGGCATACTGTAAACCTTCAACCGCCGTTAGCAAGGATGCAAGCAACCCGTCTAATTCTTCGGTGGCGGTTTCGTTATCGGCACGGGCGGCGATTGCTACACAATCAAGTGCAAGAATGTATTCGCCACCTAGTGTGCCGCTACTGATGTAGGGCGAACCGTTGGTAATCACCACTATGGGTGGTGTGATGCGACCGGGCACATAATCGAGCACGTTCAACCCGGCGGTGTCTAGGTCAAGCCTAAATTCCGCCTTGGTCGCCGAGATTTCGTTCATGCTAAACCGCCATGCCTAAATAGGGCAATAGGATTTGCCTAGCCGCAACCATTGGGTCGCTTCCAACTCGAACCGCCGCACCGCCGAAATCTGCAAATTGTGCAATTCCATTCGGGGCATTCCGTCTATGAAATAGTTCGCTAGCCGCCATTAGAACGGCTTGATCACTGATTTCGGTCGGCACGGTGGTGACGGTTCCAACATACTTTGTAACAAGGGCTAAACCGGCGGTAAGGCATGATTGCGGGAAGTCGCTTGCGTCCTTAGTGCCAACATAATCTTTGAATTCGGTAAGTGTGACCGCCATGGTTCTAGTTCTTTCGCTTAGGCGGTAACGTCGAGCTTCACGATTGCGCCTTCGAACGGCACGGTGATAGCGGCGTAACCATATACTGCGTAAGAGTTGGTTAGGGTGCTCTGGCCCGAAATGTCGTCTACTAGGCGAACCGGTGCGCCGGCGCTTTCGTAAACGCGTAGGGCGTTCGAGTTAGCAAGGTAGGCAATGCCCGAGCTGAGGGTGGTGTCTACGATGATAGGCATACCGAAGATTGAGCCCGCCAACTGAGTTGGTGCGGCGTTGCCGATGCTCTCGCCGGTAGCCGAACCACCATCTAGGCGAACAAGTGGTCGCCCGGCGGTGTCTGCAACGCTAACAAGATACTTGTAAGCAACCGGGTCGCACAGAATGAATTCCGGTGCTAGCCCCGAGTTCACCTTGATGTATTTAGCACCATCGGTGATGCCTTCAAGGATGCTCTTAGCGGTTCCGCCGTCTGCATCCATAACCTTACCGGTGAAGTCAAGTGCACCAAGTGCGGTGACTACGGCGGCATTGGTTGCACCTGCGTAAGCGATGCTCATGGCTTGGAATGCCACGTCTAGGTAAGGCACGCTTGAGCGCTCAACAAGTTGGCGTGATAGTTCCGTCTGTCCGGCGTAGGTTTTCACGGCTGCCGTCGCGTTGTCGATCACAATGTTGCCCTGCGCAATAGCCGAGTTTTCGGTGCTCTGTGCGGTTACGCTTGCGCCGTTGGTGGTTACCTTTGCGTAGTCTACGCTCAAGCCATCGGCAGGTAGTGCACCCTTTGACCATACGTTCCATGATGGGCGGTTTAGGTCAATTAGGTTGTTGATGAAACCAACCCAACCCGGTGCAAGGTAGGTGTCTGCCGAAGTGGCAGGTGAATAGGTGCGGTAAAGCTCAACGGCACGGTCATCACCGGTAGCGAGTGCCTTGGCAAACTCGCCCTGTGATCTAAATGCCATGAATGATGGCGCTGCCGGTGCGGATGGGGTTGCGTTTGCTACAACTTCGCGACGTAGCTCGGCAAGTTCATCCTGAATGGCACGAACATCGAATTCGGTGTTTTCCATAGGTTCACTTTCGTTAGGGTTTTCGGCGGTTTCTTCATCGACAGGTTCATCGATGGTTTCTTCACGCACTTGGGTGATTGTGGCAGAACCGTAAGCGGGCCAGTTAACCGCACTTACTTCACGCAATGCCACTAAAGTGCGTGTGACGATGTTGCCTTCACGCACTTGTTCGATTGGTTCAAACCCAACCGAAAACTTGTTTAGAACGCCTTCGCGCATAAGCTCAAGAACATCGTTGCCCAATGCGGTGTTAGCAATCTTGGCGGTAATCTCGAAACCGTGTTCGGTGTCGCGCCCTTCGACCACTTTGCCAATAGGCAAGTCATCGTGTTTGTGTCCGTAGAAAATTTTCACATCTTCAACCGATCGAATAGCACCGGGTGCAAATCGTTCAATGTATGCGCCGCCAATGTTGGCATCTTCGTTGTAAGGCACGGCGATGCCGGTGATGGTGCGTTCTTCGGTGTTACCAATGCGAAGTTCTACTTCGCGGGTTTCGATTTCGCTCATTCTAGGTTTTCTTTCGCTCTAACTTCTTCGACCGTCATAAACGGTGCATTACCGGTGGCAATGGCGTAAGTTTCAAATCGCTGCTTAGGGTCGGCTTTGAACAAGCCTTCAAAATTGAATTGCACTCGGGTAGCTCTAGGCAAGCATCGTGTTAGTGCATCTTCAATAACATCGGTGTAAGTCATCAAGGTGTGTAGCCACATAACGCGTTGTTCATCTTGGGCGTTCTGGTATGTGTCGCTAGTTCCGTCTACACCGGTTAGTAGTAGGCGGGCGGGGATACCGAACAAGCGGGCGATGTTCTGCGTTACTTGGCTTTGGTATTCGGTTAGTAGTGCATCTTTTGGCGATAGTTGCACGGGTGAGTAACTGAAACCATCGGCGAGCACGGCGATTTGGCGGGTGCTTTGCTTGGTGTGCCATGCGGTGGTGATTTCATCGGCAATTTCTTTATTGATGGTTTTCGATGTTTGTAGCACGCCCGTTGGTATGCCGGCGTTGCTAAACCATGTTGCGGCGAAGTCGCGAAGATCGATGGCGGCAAGAATGTCTTGGCTTGCGGCTTGAATTGGTCCCGTGCCTTTTAGGTTGCCGGCGGTGGTGAATAATCGCAAGTGCTCGATGTCTGCGGTGCTATAAGTTTTGCCCATGTAGTCGAAAACTTTGTTGCCACTCATGCCGGTTGGGCCATCTAGGCGAACACCAACGGAAGATGCGGGCAAAAGGGTTAGTTCGTTTACCATTCCCCTAGGGTCGTAGGTTTTGAACCAATAGGCGTTGCCTTCAAGGGCTAGTGATGTGACGGTTGCAAAAAGAAAATCGCGACGCGTGTCGGTCAAGCTCGGGTTATTCACTAGCACCGGGTTGGCAATCTTTTGTTCGATGCCACCGGCGTAACGGTAAGTTTCGAGTGGTAGCGCCTTAGCGATAGGCGTGGCGATGATTTGCACCGCACGGTAAACGCTTGTGAGTGATAGGGCGTTTGTAGTCGATACGGTGCTATTTGATCGGGTAGGGATAGGTGGCGGCGCAAGGCGCTTTTCAATAGGTGCTTGCCCGGTTATCCGTTGCCACAATGTAGCCATACAACAACATTAGGCAATTTGCGTGTATTGAACACCGCTATTTTTTGGGCGTGTCGAAAATCGGTGCACCCGGCTACCAAGGGGGGTGATAGCCGGGTCACCGGTCTTACTCATCGTGTGCACAATGGGTTGCGCCTAGTATACTCCAACACCGCCATCTTCGGCGCTAGCCGCAACATAAAGTGCAAACACCGTGGCAAGCAAGGCATCGATATCGCCAAGGCTTTCTTTGCGAGAGATTTGCCAACTTTCACCGAAATAACGGGTCATGCCTAGCGGGTTCTGCAACGCAAGCAACGGGTCATTTTTATGGGTCACTCGCTCGTTCGCAAACATTGAATACACCGTCGCGCAAGCCGTGTTTATTTCTTTCGACCATAATGACCAAACCGGCAAGCCCGCATTCTTTAGGCGGCGACTAAGTGAGTGAAGAAAACGATCATCGAGCGCAATGCCAATAATTCGGTTGTTGCGGTAAAGGTCAAGTATGAGATTGGCAACTTGTTCTTCGGTCGGTTCGGTAAGCGATGCAACAAGCTCGGTTTGGTAGCGTTCGCCAACACGCTTCGCTGCCGATATAGTTGCGTGCCCGAAGTTCTTAGTCAAATCGACACCAAGAACCGCACCATCAATGTTTTCAATACCATCACCAATGGCACGGGCGAAGAAATCACCCGGTAGCCAAGATGCTTGCACGCCGGCAATAA